GTCATCCAGAAGGGCATCACGCCGGGCATCGATCTCGAGGTCGCCGAGGGCCGCGGCGACGGCGACGTCGTCAAGCGGGTCGATACCGGCACGCTCAACCAAGACATGTTGACGGTCTTGGACCGGATCAGCCGGATGCGGCAGGAGGCCTTCCGGATCAACGATCTCCAGCTGGGACGCACCCCGCAGCGGAAGCAGTCCGCGACTGAGATCATGCAGATCGAGGATGCCGGGAACGATCTCTTCTCGAACATCGCGCTCCGGTTCGAGGACACCGGCATCGAGCCGCTGTTGGAGCTCTGCTGGCAGCTGCTGTGGCAGTTTGCGGATCAATCCATGTTGACGCGGTGGGGCGCGACGGTGGGGCCCGAGAACGCCCAGACGTTGGCCGTGCTGACCCCCCAGGAACGGTTCTCGGTATTTGCCAGCACCGTCTCGTTCAAGGTGCAAGGCTACAAATACCAGCTGCAGCGGGTGAAGGACCTCCAGAAACTCATGATGCTCCGGCAGCAGGCGGCGTCGAATCCCGCCTTGTTGCAGGTCATCACCGAGCGGTTCTCGCCCCAGAAAGAGTATGCGCTGATCCTGCAGAGCTTGGGGATCGATCCCGCGGATGTCGAGCGTGACCCGGACGAGCCGATGCCGAACCCGGCGCTGTTGGCGGGACAAGCCGGTGCACCAGGCAACCCGGCACAGAATCCTGCTGCAGCGCAGGCGGCCCCGCCACCGAATCCCATGGGCCAGCGCGGTGGGCAACTCCCATGAGCCTCGGGGCATAGAGGGAAAGACGACATGGCACGCCGCGCTGGCCCGCCCCCTCCCCGTGCACAGCCCACCTTGGGGCAAGCGACCGGGGGTCGCCCCGGCCGGGTGCCGCCGGCTGGTCAAACCGCACCCGCGCGGCCGGCGGCCCCGCGCCCCCCGACGGCGCCCGGGTTGGGGCTGGGTCTCGGGCTGAATCCGCGGCAGCGCGGCGCGTTCCAGCAGGCGGCGCAGCAGGGGCAGGGAGCAGCATATCTCGGCCAGAATCCGGCCCTTGCCGCACGCGTCAACCAACTCAACCCGACGGGCTGGCGCGCCCGGAACGTGCAGAACTTCATCGGGTCGTACGGCCAGCGCCAGCCGTACGGCGGTGTAACACCGACCCCGGGTGGTGCAGCCCCGGCGCCGATCGGCCCGCCCGCGCCGCTCCCGCAGCCGCCGCCGCAGGCCCCGGGTGGCGGCCTGCCGGGCATGGCGGGCGGCAACATGGCCGATCAGATGGGCGGCGGTGGTGGCTATGCCATCGGGGGCGGCTACGGCGGTCCGAGCTTCGGCCCCGGTGGTCCGTATGGCGGCGGCATGGCTGGTGGTCTCCGTGGGACGCAGATGGGCGACATGTTCGGGGCGGGTGGGCCGTTCGGCGGCTACTCGCCGGCGATGCAGAACGTGCTGGCGGCCCGCATGCAAGGCGGCATGGGCCCTTATGGCGGCATGGCGGGCGGCAACATGGGCGGTGCCTACGGCGGTGGCGGTCAGCAACCAGGCACGTACAGCGGATGGGGTGGTGCGGGACCGATGGGCAATGCGTCCGCTCTACAGAATATGCAGAGCGCATATCGCGGGACGCCCGGAGGCCAAGCCGGATTTAGCGGCACCAATTTGGGTGCACAGAGACCGCAAGGGATGTCCGGATTCGCGGGCCAATACGGGCCGCAGCCACCACAAGGGAGCCCCGTCTGATGCTGGTCATCGGCGGCGGCGGCAGCCACGGCGGGAGCACGGCGTCGATCTCGCTGCGTGATCCGCAGCCGCAACGGGTCCAGCGGGCCTTGGAACCCGGCAAGGCGGTCCGGATGACGCTCGAGGGCACCGTCCACCATCTCACCGCCCACGAAAAGCACTGCGACGTGGAGCTCGACGTCCACGATGTCGCGGTGCGCCCCGAAGGCCGCCGCACGATCTCGAGCTTGATCGAGGACAAACAGAAAAAGGCGGTGCGCTGATGGCAGACTGGCGAGACGGGTACGAGAGCACGCGCCCCGAGGATGCCGACGCGCCGAACCGGCCGAGTGGGCAACCCTACCTCAAACCTGGCGGCATGGCGGAAGCCTACAAGCAGCGCTGGAAGAACGTCCCGGTGGCCTTTCCGTTTGGCAAGGCGAAGGACGGAGGGGGCGGGGGTGGCGAGTGAGCAGCGCATCCGGGGTGGCGCACTCCCGAAGGCGCGGCAATGGCTCGTCTGGCTCGCCTATCATCTCGACGAGCTCCCGGCCGATCACGGCTGGATCGAGCTGTGCCGTGACACGGTACTCGGGTTGCATCATGCCATCGTCTCCTGCGCCCGCCGCCTGCGTGGAAACCCCACCTGGGACCTCCAAGGCACCATGACGGATGACACCGAACGGCTTGAGGACGGCGCCCGGCGCTGGGCACGGAACGCGGCGGCGCTCGGGAGCCGCACCGACATCCCGGAGCGCTTCCGGCCACTGATCGCCGTGCTCGAAGGAGCCTGCAATCAGCAGGTGAGACTCGCGACGGAGATCGACCGCATGCAGCGCATCGGTGAATTGCAGGTCGACGTCACGCTGGATCGGGCGGCGCAGCAATTGGTGGAGGTCGGCTAAGGTGGCGGTCGATTTCGAGCCGAAGCTCGCGAATCTGATCCAGAGCGGCCATGCCGCCCGGCCGCTCCTGGCCGCACTCGAGACGTTCTGTGCTGCCTTGGTCGAGGAGACGTTGAAGACGATCGACCAGCGGGTGGCGAACGCCGATCTCGCCCCGGAGGACGCGCTGGCGATCTGCCACGAGATCGCCGCCTACCGTCGGATCGTCTTTCGGCTTGCGCAGCGCGTGACGGCTGGGGAACGCGCCGAGGCGCGCGCGGCGAGCCGCCATCAGGAGATGCAGCAGTCATGACGATGACCCCATCCGATGCCCCGGCACCGCCCGCCCGGGAGCAGGTGCAACTCGGGAACCAAGTCCTCGAGCTCGCGCCCGACGATGCCGCGACGGTCCGCCGCGCCTTTCAGGATCTCGCCCAATCCTACGGGGCGTCGCTCGATGACCAGCGCCGCCAGTTGCTGTCGACAATGGGCACGCCGCAGTGGCAGCCGCCACCCGTGTCGTCGCCCGGCGAGCTCGTCCTCGACGTCCCCGATCCCGATCTGCTCTTCTCGAACAAGGACGCCTGGGCTGCGAGTTTTGCGCAGAACTTGGAGAGCCGGATCCGTCGGGCGCAAGGCGAGCAGGCCGCCTTGCTCCAAGGCGCGGTGAGTGCCGTCGATCAGGAGCTCCAGCGGCGCGACCTCCAGACGCAGGCGCAGACGGCCCACGATCAGGCGATGGAGGAGATGCTGGAGCGCCGCGGACTCGGCGACCACCGCCGCATCGTCCAGACGATTTACAACGAGCAATATGGCAACCTCCAGCACCTCCCGCTCGGCGTCGCCTTGGACCAGCTCGGGGCCTTGGCCGAGCAGGAGATCGCGAGCATCCGCGGCACCCAGCCTGCCGCAGCGGCGCCGCAGCAGACGACGCCCCCACCGATGCTCCGCTCCGGGCGGCGGGCCGGGAACGCGCCCGCGCCGGAGCAGGCCCCGCGCGGCAAGACGCTTTCCGATTTGATCCGGGCGCATCACACGGCCTTCCTGGACGGGGGCCGGGCAGCATGACCGCTCAACTGCCATCGTCTGCAGACGCAGCGGCGGCGTAGGCTAGGAGGCGAGAGATGCAGACGTGGACCCAAGACACCCCGACCGGGCCGTTCCGGAACAATTTCTTGTCCGAGACGTTGTACGAGGCGAGTTTCGAGAAGGCCGAAGTGATCCAGTGGGTCGAGCCGGTCGACGGCTTCGGGAAGAAGAAGGGCGACACCGTGAACCTGTTCACGATGACGGGCCCCCCCGAGCCGGCGTCGAAGGGCGTCCTGCAGGAGAACATCCGGATCCCGGAGACCGCGGTCGGCATCAGCGGCACGTCCTTCACGATCCAGGAATTCGGCGAGGCGGTCACGTGGACCAATATCTATGACGACTGGGCGAAGTACGATCTGCCCGCATTCGTCAAGAAGCGGCTCCGGGAGATCATGAAGCTGACACTCGACATCTCGGCGGGTGACGGCTTCAAGCGCGGCTTCATCACCTTCACGCCGACCTCGGCGAGTGGCGTCACCGTCGACACGACCGGGACGCCATCGGTCGCCGCCTCCGCCGCCGTCGGGATCGCGCATCTGCAGTTCGCCCGCGACTACGCCTACGGCACCTTGAAAGCGCCGTTCTTCGGCGAGGGCGATGCGTACATCGGGATCTTCAACTGGGCCGCGACGCGCTCCATGCGGATCGATCCACTCTTCAAAGAATGGTATGTCTTGGGGAACCCGGAAAAACTGCAGCGGGGCGAGATCGGGATGATCGAGAACATCCGGGTGATCGAGACGAACCACGACACCGTACTGCAGGTGGTCACCGTGTCAGGGTCGACGAACGTCGGCCAGGGATTCGTCTTCGGGGACGAGGCGGTGGCATTCGCCGAGGCGCAGACCCCGGAGCTCCGCTTGAAGATCGCGGATGACTACGGCCGCAACCTCGGCTGCGCCTGGTACGGCCAGCTCGGATTCGGCTTGTACCATGCGACCGCGAACCCGCGTGAGGCGCGGATCATCCGGTTCACCGGCAACAACTTTGCCAATCCCTGAAGCTCGCGCGCGTAGAGGAGAACGATGATGAGCATGGACGCGGGGACATATACTTGGACGGTGCCGGCGAACCTGCAGACGAGCGACGCGGCCCTCGGCGGGGCTCTGACGCCGGCGGGCGACAAGGGCTTTTTCATGGCGACCGAGGGTGTCGACGTGGTCGAGGTCGGTTGCATGATCGGGACGGTGACAGCGGCAACGGCGCTGGCGATCACGGCAGCGACCGCTCCGGCGATTGCTGGAAGCTACACGGTGCAGGCCACCGTGACGGGCCCGGCGGCGGGCTTGGCGGCGGGCGCGTGCTTAAAGAAGTCGACCAAGATCCACTTGGACAAGGGTCAGGTCTTCCGGCTCTCGATCACGGGCGCGGTGGCCTCGGGGACGGGGCAGCTCTACGCGAAGGTTTATCCGGCGGGGAGCCGCAAGGTCGACGTCATCAGCACGACGTGAGGAGGGCCGATGGCTGCCATCACGGCCGCAGAAATCAGTTATGCGATCACCGAGGAGTTCGTCGCGGCCCCGGGGCGGGTGCGGCGCAAGATCGTGCTCTCCTTTCCCACCGGCGCGAATGCCGGGACGAACAACGCCTATGTGCCGGGCGGCCTCCCGCTGGCGCTCTTGAGCCTCGACCTGCGCTCCCGGCTCCAGCGGCTCGTCGTGATCGGCCGGACGCCCGTTGCCGGCGCGAACAACCCGCGCTGGGAGTGGAACGGGGACTCGATCAATCCGACCTTGGTCGGCTACGCGAACGCCGGGGCGGCGGGCCCGGACACCGAGCTGACGGGCACGAATACGTTCGCCACCGCGCAGACGATCGTCTGCGATGCTGAGGGCTTCTGAATGGCGCGCTTGGAGCCCGTGCACGTCCTCGAGATGGATCGGGCGACCAATCGCATGGAAGTCGTCCGGATCAACCCGACGCGGTCGTTCATCCAGCTCGGCGACACCGGGATCGCGACCTACACCTGGCAGAATGGCCATTGGTTCGGCCAAGGTGGCCAAGAGATTCCCACTGAGCAGGTGCCGATCGAGTACCGGGAGACGATGCGGGCGCATCCCGTCGTCATCGCGGAGCAGGGCCCGAGTGTCGTCTGGACGTGTGAGTTCTGCGGCGACTCGATGAACCGCTCCGAGAAGGACGCCCACCTGATCGGGCACGTCCGGGAGACCTTGGCGAAGGCCGGAACGCCGACGCCTCCTCCTGCTCCAGAACTCCCGAAGGTCGAGGAGCGGCCGAAGGCGCGGCCGGCAGCCTAGTCCATGGCCGTCCCGGTCACGGCGCGAGCCGTCTTCCAGGCGCATATCGATGGCCTGACGGCGACAGGTCTCTCGGATCTGCCCGTCCCGATCAGTGCGGCGTGGTCGTTCGACGATGCCGCCGGGGATTTTGACATCGTCGATTTTCCGGTTGGGGCGACGACGCTGCAGCGGCCGGCGAAGGCGACGATGCTCGTGCTGATCCCGCCGCCAACGAACGTCACGCCATTGGTCCTGAAGGGGGCGGCGGGAGATACCGGCGTCGCCTACAGCCCGAACACGGCGAGCATTCTCTCGCTGGCGGTGACGCCGCTGCTCGTCCAGCTGACGGCGGCTGTCTCCGGGGTTCGGCTGCTCTGGCTCTGAGGCGCGGGGCATGGCCTATTTTGCCACCGCGAAGGACCTGAAAATCGATGCGCTCTTCTTGGCCGGGGAGCCTGTCGATGGGAACTCGCAGTATGACAGCCGGGCCTACGAGTGGATGACCGTGGTCGCCCGGGCGCTCATCTCGGGAGGGCAGTTCGGCCAGTCCGTTCTTGAGCCGTATGACTGGACGTGGGCGCGGGCGTGGCCGCGGGGCGCAATCCAGCTGATGCAGCCGATCAACGGCACGCATACCCTGACCGCGACCTTCCAGACCGGCACGCGAGCCGTGACCGTGACGCCGGCGCTCGGCAGTGACGTCAATCTCGCCGGCTACCGGATCCAGCAGGATACGACCCCGGCCCGCCATCTCGTCCTGGCGAGCCAGAACAATCCCGCCGCCAATACGACCTATGTCACGCTGTCAGAACCGTGGACCGGGACGAGCATGAGCGTGACGACCTGGCTCGGGTATCCAGACACCTACGAGCTGCCGCCGGATTTCATCCGGGGGACGTCCCCGCTCTTCATCATGGCGTTTCCGAGTTTCGGGCTACCGTACTCGATCGACGTCGTCGATCCGCCTGATCTCGAGCGCTACTATCCGCAGACGTGGCCGATGGCCGGTGGCCGGACGACCGCCGGATTTCCGGTGGTCGCGGCGCGCGTGACTGAGACAAAGCTCCGGTTCTCGCACTATCTCTACACGCCGGACACGCCGCTGCCGGTGCAGCTTGAGTTCGAGTACATCAACCGGCCCGACGTGCTCAGCGAGGGGACCATCCCCGCGATCCCGGTCCAGCATCGCCGCATTCTTTCGTACGGGCTCGCCTATTTGATCTTGAGCGACAAGGACGATTCGACGGCGGCCGATCTCTGGCAGAAGTTCCAGGCGCAGTGGAAGGCGATGGCGGACGAGTACCGCCGCGGGCTCCGGCGCATGTCCTCCAAGTGGGGCGTCGTGCAGCCGTCGCGGGTAACGGCGGCGTGGGGCCCGCCGCTCTGGACCTCCGGCGGTCTTCCGGTCTGGAGCTGGTAAATGGCGCAACAAGGACAGCCATATCTCGTTCCCTTCGGCTCAGCCGGGATGGTGAGTCATCCCAACCGCTGGCGGGCGAAGGCGGGCGAATTCCTGCTCGCCGAGAACGTGGTCGTGGAGAACGACCTCGTGAACAAGGAGCCGGCGGCGACCTATTACGATCCGAACGGCATCAACCGGCTGCAGACACAGGTCACGTGGTCCGCGTCGGGTGCCCCGTCGATTGCAGTGGGGGTCTGGTACAAGGCGACGGCCGCCGCGACCACGCCCGTCTTCACGGCGATCGCCGGCACCGTGGCACCCGGGACGTCATGGACGGTCGGCCTCACGGCCGGGGCACCGGTCAGCGCACTGCATGCCGTTCGCATCAGTGTCACGGTGCCCAGCAATGCGCCGACGGCCGTCACGGATAGCCGGGGACATCTCTACACGCTGGCGGTGGATTTCACCGAGACGACGGGCGGGGCGACGCTCCGCGGACAGATCTGGATCACGACGATCACGACGGCGCTGCAGGCTGGTGACACGCTCCAAGTGACACTTGGTGCGGGGGCGAGCGTCAACCTGATTGCCTCGGCCATTGCAGGCGTCGCATTGCCCCTGTCGCTGCAATCGAAGGGCCAGGGTCAGTATCTCGGCACGAGTGCGACCGTCCAATTCTTGTCGAGTTACACGCATAGCTACCCGGTGATCGGCGTCGTGCTGATCGCGACGACCTCGACGACGGTCACGGCGGACTTCTCCCAGGCGGCTCCCTTCACCACGAACACGACGGTAACGACTGGTGGGCACCAGCAGGCCGCCCTGACCGCACCCGTCTTCTGGGGGATGGGCGACATCGTTCAGCAGATCGAGTGGCACCCAGATACGACGAGCAGCGTCGGGGGCACGTTCACCGTCGCCCAGGGCTCCCGGAGCGTCACCGGGGCGGGTTCCTTTGCCTACTTCCTCGGCTTTCGACCCGGCGACTTCATCATCCTGAACGGCGAGACGCAGCTCGTCGCCTCAGTCCAGTCCGACACGGCCCTCACCACCGTCGATCCGTGGGAGAACGCACAGAATGCGACGACCGTGACACGGATTGCTGGGCCGATCCTCGTGACGGCCTGCAATCGCGTCACCAAGACCGGCGGCAGTCTGGTCATGGAAGCGCCGCAAGCCGACGCGAACGGGCTGCATGGGCAACTCGTCTCGATCGTCTTGACGGATGCCTTGGCGCGGGGCGCTCGAGGGCGCTTCGTCGTCGGCGGCAAGGAGCACGCCGCGAATCCCCGGAAACTCTTCTATCTGAACGGCGTCGATCCCATCCAAGTGATGAGTGCGGAGACGACCGCAGTCCACGCCATCACGAAGCCAGCGGCCGATTGGGCGACGACACAGGATGCGACCAAGCAGCCGATCAACGGCATCGTCCATCAGGATTCTTTCGTCGTCTTCGGCAACTGGAACGATCCGCATCGCATCTACTTCTCGACACCCGACGACCACGAAGATTTTCAGACGAGCGGGACGGCGGCAGAGCCGACGATCAACTTCCGGATCGCCTCGAACGTCGGGCAACGGCTCTGGGGGGCCGCGCAGTTCCAAGGGGTGCTGTTTCTGTGGAAGTACCCGCACGGGATCTTCTACATCGACGACACGCCAGATCAGCGGCTCAAATGGACGTATCGCATCCGGTCGATGGCCCTCGGCTGCGCGCCGAGTCCCTACGCGGTGCTCGCGACCGATGACGATGTGATCTTCTGCGATTCGCAAGGCCATTTTCATCTGCTGTCAGCGGTCGCGACGCTCGGCGGCACGCGGGATTCCGACATCACCCGGGGGCTCGGCCTCCACACGTGGACCGATCAGAACGTCGATGTCGCGGCCCTCGACTCGCTGCGGTCCGTCTATGACGATCAGACGAAGACGGCATGGTTCGGGCTCCGGAGCAAGCAGGCGCCGGCGAATGATCTCGGGAGCAACGATCTCGTCATCCGCTGGGACTTTAGCCTCGTTGCCGAGGGCGGCCCGCTCCGCATGACGACCTCGCGCGCGTGGGCCCCGAATAGCCTCTGCCTCAAGCGGCGGAACTACGTCGGCCGACAGGTCGTCTTGATCGGGGAATTTGACGATGCGTGGCTCCTTGAGCCGGGGCTGTATGGGCGGCGGACGAATTACGACTTCGTCGCGAATGCCGATGTCCCGCAGGGCGTGGCCACACAGGTCAATCTCCCAGAGCTTGATTATGGGGATACGGCGCCGCCAGCCCGCCCACGCCGGAAAGCGTTCCGAGCACTCGAGGTGATCGCGCAGCAGACGAACAACGACAACCATCCCGTCTCTGTCGTCCTCAACGTCGATGGGGTCTACCGCCAGACCCTCAACTATCCGCAGGGCGTGAACCGCCGCCGCCTCCAGCCCGTCCAGGTCGGAGATGGGTACACCATCATGGCGAGTATCCAGACCGACGGGAGCGTCGTCGGCGACGTGCCGCTGATCGGGGTGATCTACTACTACGATCTGCTCGGCACGGATCAGTCGCGGAAGTCTTAAGATGGCACGGCCGCTCTTCTCCCATCCGATGGTCTTTAAGGAGGTCAGTGGGGTCGGAACGCCCGGACCGGCAGGGCCGCAGGGCCCGGCAGGTCCTTCCGGTGCGACAGGTCCCCAGGGACCGACTGGCGCCACCGGCCCCCAAGGGCCCGCGGGGCAATCCACAAACTTCATGGACTATCGCTTCTCGACCTCGACGACCGCACCACCCGCGTCGGGCTACATCCAACTGAACAACGCGACTGCGAGCGCGGCGACCGTGCTCTCGGCGAATAACACGACGAACGCGAATAACGATGCCACGCTGCCACTAAATGCCATCACGATCGGGAGCACGGTCTTTTTACAAGACAAAACCGACGCCACGAGGCTCTACAAATATACGGTCACGGCGGCGCCGACCAATCAGGGCACCTACACCGACATTCCCGTATCGTGGGTCTCGAGCGGCACGGGCGCGGCCCTGACCAACAACGAATCCATTTATTTGGGCATCTCGGTTGCCGGGCAGCCGGGACCGACGGGGCCGCAAGGGCCAGCGGGAGCCACAGGAGCGCAGGGACCGACCGGTGCCACGGGGTCGCAGGGTATGGCCGGCCCGGTGGGCATGACGTGGCGCGGCCAGTGGACCTCAGGCGTCACCTACGTCCCGACGGACGCGGTCTACTGGCGAGGTCGGTCCTATGTCTCCAAGACCACGAACACGACGAGCGTGCCGGCGCCGAACGGCACGGCGGACTGGGACCCGCTCGCCCTCGGCTTCCGCTGGCGAGGTGCTTGGGCGAGCGGTGCGACCTATGAGGCATTTGACGCGGTGTCGTCAGCCGGCTCGTCCTGGGTGGTGCCCATCGGCGGCGCGGTGGCGGCGGGGGGTGCGCCACCGGAATCGAATGCGGCCTGGCAGCAGCTCGCCAGTGTGGGCGCGCAGGGCGCGGCGGGCGCCACCGGGGCGACCGGCCCGCAGGGGACGACCGGCGCGACCGGAGCGACGGGGCCGCAAGGGCCCATCGGCAACACGGGACCGACCGGGGCGCAGGGCCCGCAAGGCATCCAGGGCCCCATCGGCCCGACCGGCGCCACGGGCACGCAGGGGCCGGCTGGCCCGGCAACCTACGCGTCGATCGGCACGACGGCCCCCGCGTCGCCAGCGGTCGGACAGCTCTGGTGGCGGAGCGATCAGGGCCGGCTCTTTCTCTGGTACGACGACGGTACGTCCCAGCAGTGGGTGCCGGCAACGGCGTAGGAGGGAATGAGCGTGGCGAAACCGTACTTCGCGCATCCGATGATCGCGCCACTCATCCTGCCGCCGGCGGTGACGGTGACCGGCGTCGCCACCGTGATCTCCCCGACCCCCCCGGCGGCCCCCACCGTGGGACAGTTCTGGTGGCGGAACGATCCCGATGGCCGGCTCTTCATCTACTACGACGACGGCACCTCGCGGCAGTGGGTGCCCGTCGTGCCGGCATAGAGAGGGACGATGGCAGCATTAGACTTCCCGAACAGTCCGACGCTCAATCAGCTATACGCCGCTCCCAACGGCACGACCTATAAATGGGATGGGGTGGCGTGGATCGTTGGGGCGGCTGGACCGCCGACGGAACTCTGGACGGACACCGGGACGGCGCTGACGCCGTACGATGCGACGAAGACGGTCACTGTGCCCGGTGTCGCCGGCAAGGGGGCGCTCGTCGCCGGCACGCGTACGATGAAGACGCGGCTTCAGGCGGCGACGACTGTCGACGCGAATTATTTCAGCTCCAACATGGCCCTGAATGCTGCCGAGACGGGCTATGTGCTCGACGATACGAGCAAACCTGGCTGGATGATTTCGGAGTTTCTCGCGAATGACCAGTTGCTCATCGCCCGCGTACCTGCAGGTGGCACGGCATCGACGAACCTGCTGGCGCTCGACAACACGGGCAACCTGACAGCAACCGCCGGGGTTACCGCCGGAAATGGCACCCTCAGCCTGCCGCCCCGTGGGTTACTGCTTACGAATAATGCAAACAACTTCTATATTGGGGCGAACTGGTCAAGTGGTCCAAACTTTGACTCCTCACGCAATGGCTGGCTCATCGATATCAACTACGTTGGCAACGCCTTCACCCTATTTCATGCACCGCCAGGTGCCTCTAGCTCATTTACGAGTTTCCTCCAGGTAGATGGCTCTGGAAATCTGATCATCGCCGGATCAATCGGCCAGAAGGCGAGCGGCACGACGTGGGCGAATCCCTCCGACCCGCGCCTGAAGCAAGACGTCGCCCCCTACGCCGCCGGCTTGGCCGACATCTGCCAGCTCGCCCCGATCACCTACCGCCTGAAGGCGCACGGGCCCGACGGCCCGCTCTGCTACGGGTTCGATGCCGAGCAGGTCCGCGATGTGTTTCCGGAGTGCGTCTCGACCACGAAGATGAAGCTTGATCCGGCAGACGAGGAGGAGACCGAGGGCGTGCTCGTCTTCGACATGCATCCGATCCTCGTCGCGCTCGTCAATGCGGTGAAGGAGCTCGCAGCGAAGATCGGGTAAGGAGGTGTCCCATTCCTGCCGTCAGTGAACGCCAACGGAAGTTTTTCGGGGCCGAACTTGGTCGGGCACGCGCCGGGAAGTCAACCGTCACCGGGCTCGGTGAGGGGAAGCTCAAGGAGTTCGCCACGAAGGTGAGGCCGGACAAGGCGAATCCCGGGATGAAGCCTGCCATGAAACCATCCGGGAGCTCCATGGGATTCAAGCGCCGGAAGCCGAAGAAGTTCGGACTGCCGAACACGGGCGTCGGCAGCTTTTCCCCGGTGGTCAAGACGCCGGGGATCGGAGGACGGTTCTGATGGCGGAGAAGTGGATCGCCGGCGCGATCAAGCATCCGGGGGCGCTCCACAAGCAGCTCAGCGTCCCGCAGGGCCAGAAGATCCCAAAGAAGAAGCTGGCCGCAGCAGCCGGAAAAGGCGGGAAGCTCGGCCACCGGGCCCGGCTCGCCCAGACCCTCGCCGGCTTCCACCCGAAGGTGAAAAAGCCCTCGAGCGGAGGCCGGTACTGACCACGGGCATAGAGGGGAAGCATGAGTCCTGACGAGAAACTGGCGGTGCAGACCGTGGTGGTCGAGTTCCTGCAATCGACTGCACAGGAACAGAAGACGCTCCTATTAGATGTGCTCCTGAGTGGGGACGGCCATAGCCTCGTCCATCACGTCCTCTCGCAGCAGGCCGCCTATGCGCAGCGGCGGGCCGACACCCTGAACCATCTCCTGCGGGCGCTGCAGGCCGAGCATCCCCCGCCAGTCGCCGAGGCACCGCGAGCTGTGCCGCAGGCACCGCTGCCCATGGTCGGAGGGCTCTGAGATGGCAGGAGGAGCAGCAACCGGTGCCGGCCTCGGCATCATGGGGGGCATCCTCGGCGGCATCGGCGACATCATGGCGTCGACCAAATACAAGCGCCCCTCCGTGCCGCAGCCGGGCGGCCAAGAGCAACGCCTCCGGAGCCTCGCGCAAGGCCAGCTGATCGGTGGCGGCCTTGAGTCGCTCGCCGGGACGCAGCTCTTCAACCAGCTCTCGCCGCTCATGCTCGGCATGGTGCCGGGCATGTCGGTCACGCCGGCGACTGCGGGCGGGGCCGGTGGGGCGGCGGCGGCTGGCGGTGGTGCCGGGGCTGGCGGGACGCCGATGATGGATTACCAGACGGCGCTCGCCAACTACCAGAACACGGTCGGCCGCAATCAGCAGATCATGAACATCAAGGATCGGCTCAAGGCGATGCCGAAAGGCCCCGAGAAGCGCGGTGTCCGGCAGCAGTTGAAGGGCCTTCAGAAGCAGAAGAAGGGCGCGCCGACCGCCGTGCAGGCGGAGCGGGACGTCTACAAGGCCGGCACGACGCCGCCGGTCTATACTGTCTCCGGGACCGCGCAGCAGCCGAGGCCGGTGGCAAGTGATCTCTCGCCGGGCTCGCAGTCCACCTTGGCGCAGATCAAGGGCTGGATCGACGGCCAGCAGGCGAGCGCCGGGGCGACCCCGCCGAGTCTCGCGGCAGGCGGGTCCTTCCTCTCCGACTACAGTAACGCTCTCAATCCGGACTATCGGATCACTAGGGCGGCCTCTCAGCTCGGCGAAGCGACGACAGGCAGCGCCCCAGAGCAATCCTACATCGGCGGCGGCCCGACGCCGCAGCAGCAGGGAAGCGATACCGGGATGCAATACTATCAACGCAATCCCTACGATCCTCGATTCGAACTTGATCTCGATAATCCCTGGCTCACTCCGTGGGGACGTTCGATCGCCAAGCCGGCCTGATGGCGAAGAAGAAGACTCCGCAGCCTCCGGCTCGAGGGGGAGGCAAGAAAGGCCGGACGCCGCAGCCGCCGGTTCCGGCCCCGCCACTGCCGCAGTATGCACCTGGCGCCGGTGCCGGTGCGTACAACGTTGGCTTCACGCCGAGCGTCCAGTCGCAGATGACGCAGCCCTACCTCGACGTGATGGCGGCGGGTGCCTACGGGAACATGCCGAACGTCTTCCAGAACCTCGGTGGCCAGCAGGATTGGGCCGGTCTCTATGGCGGCATGGGCGGGCAGCAGTTCGGTCGCTTCATGCAGGGCGCGCCGCAGGAGCAAGGCTTGACAACGCAGATGGGTGGGCAGGCGGGTGGGACGCTCGGGGCCTACGGGCAGGTGATGAATCCGAATCTCCCGCTGATCGCCAACCTGCAAGGGCAGCTCGCGGACATCCAGGCCGGGAGGGATACGGGCTTCGATCCGTACATGACGCAGCAATACAACCAGTCAGAGCAGCAGTTGCGCGACACGCTCCGGAAGCAGCTCGGGCCGGACTACGCGACGAGCTCAGCCGGGATCAACGCGCTCAATCAGTTCAACCAGGAGAAGCAGACGGCCTTTGGGTCGGCGCGATTCCAGCGGCAGCTGCAGATCCAGGACGCGCTCCAAGCGGCGCAGCAGAATCTCGCTGGTCAGGCGGGCGGGTTCGCCAACATCTACGGCGGCCAGCGCGGCCAGCAGTTCGGCCAGGCGGACATACTCGGCCAGCGATTCGGGCAATTCGCGAACGACATTTACAACACGACGACGGGACTCGGCCAAGGCGCCCTCGCGGGCCAGGGCCAGTACTACGGCAATCAAGCGGCGCTGATGGGTCTCACGTCCCAGGTGCCAACGATGATGGGCCAATACGGTGGTGCGATGGCGGGACAGGCCCGCGAAGCCGTCGCCGCGCAGGAGCCATATCAGAAAGATCGGATGGCCCAGTTCACGGCGTCGACCTATCCGACGTCCGGGCAGTTCATGGGCGAGAAGATGGCGGAGTCCGGCAACCGCTGGGCCGACATCGGCGCCAGTGTTGGCAAGACGAGCTTCGCGGCCTCGCAGGCGGGCGCGAAAGCGGGTGGAGGCTAGATGGCCGGTGCATCGGGACCGTGGTGGGCACCGCCGTCGGATCAGCCTCAGCCACCGTGGGCACCATCGCCGTCGCCAGATCAGACCCCGGCCCCGACCGGCCCTGGGCCGACGCCGCAGCCGCCGACTGTGCCGCCCCCACAAGCCGGCCCCGCGCCGACCTTGGGTGAGGTTGCCACAGAGGGCGATGGCGGCGGCGGGGGCGATGTTACGTCGCGATTCAATCAGTACCTCCAGCTGATGAAGCAGGCGAATGCCGATGCCTACCGGCCTCATCTCTCGGAGGAGTCGAAGCCGGGTCTCCTCGCGAACATCCTGACGTTCGGCATGGCTGGCTTGATGGATCGCGATTACCGCATGGCTTACAACGCCGCCATCGATCGCGGGAACGCGGAGCAGCACGCGCAGGACACGAAGGATGCCTTGTCGATGGTCGGCCAGGATGTGCACTTGGCGAATGGCAACATCAGCCAGCAAATGCGGATGCTGCAGCTGCAGCTGCAGATGCAGAACGCGGAGTATCTGCGGCATCATCGGCAGACGATGGAGGATCTCGACCGGCAACGAGTCGGACAGGGAGAGCGACGTCTTGGGCAAGGGGAGGAAAACCTCCGGCTCCGCGGCGCTGTCCGCGCACCGAAAACCCCGGAGGAAGTCGCGTCGCTCGCAGATCAGGGCCTCGAGTGGCGCCAAGACTCGGATCTCCCGAGCGGCTTCGGGCATCTCTACGCGAAAGGGAAAGGCGGCGGGGGACAACCACCGACGCCACCAGCCCCGCCCGCGCCGGCAGCCGCTGAACCGTCGCCTGCCGGGGCACCCGGGGCCGGGCAGCAGCCGCCGCCAAGCCAAGGCGCACCGCCGGGTCTCCCGACAACTGGGAAGACCAGTGGCGGGATCCCCTATCGGGTTGTCACGCCTTCCGGTGGGACACCGCCCGCAGCGCATGATCCCAGCGATCCCAATGAGCCAGGCATCACGCCGTCCGAGAAATTGCGGCGGCAGAAACTGCGCGAGCAGACCGCTGCCAAGCCGGTGCCGGTGGAGGTCCAGAAGCAAGTCACCACGATTGACGAGAGCGTCGCCAAGATGAACGACATCGAGAAACTGCTGGATGATCCCGAGGTCCAGAAGTGGATCGGGCCGGGGATGGGACGGGTGTCGAGGGGACTCTATGCGACCGGCATCGGGGCACCGGGGAAGGTCAATCAACTCCTCGCCGGGCTCGCCTATCTTCGTGCGCAAGCGGTCGGGCCCCTGCTGCACGGCTCTCGGAACGAGAAGATCTGGGCGCAAATCCAGGAGCATCTCCCGAATGCGTCGGACAGTCCTGAACTGCTGCGCGATAAGCTCCGGGTAGCGCGGCAGACGTACATCCGCAATCGGCAGCTCGAGCTTGAGGCGTCCGGGCTGACCCGCGGGCAGGCAGGCGCCGGCGGCCAGTAGATGCCCACCGTCGAGCTCTTCGTCAACGGGCAGTGGCAACCCGTCGAGGTCGGCGAGGGCGCGACGCAGAAGGACTTGGACGAGATCGGCACGCATCTGTCGGGTGGTACGCCGCCAGCCCCGGCAGCCCCGCCACGGGACATTGAGACAGCACCGCAGGCCGGCCAGGCCTTCGAGCCCGATCAAGGCTCGACATGGTACGGCCGCGCAGGCGAATACGTCCGGAAGCGTGCCGAGACGTACGCCGGCGCCCTCGGTCGCGTGACGGGGTTCGGGGAGGAACTCGGCACGGAAGGCCCCGGCGCTCCGATGCCGGAGGTCAGCAAAAAGCAAGCGGCGCTCGATGTCGCGCTGCTCGCCGGCACGGGCCTCGCACCCGCATTGACCGCGACGGGTCTCGCGGTCGGCACGGGCGCTCGGGCTGCCGGGCTCAGCGAACCGGCGGCGGAAGCCTTGGAGACCGGGACGGTGCTCCTCGGTGGTGGCGTCAAAGCGGCCTCGGAAGCCACCGGGGCAGCGCGCGCCGCCGCCGCAGCACCAGCGGCGCAACGCGCTGCCCAAGGCGTTGAGAACATCGCGGCTGGCGTCACCGAGGCGGGCACATCGGCGCAGGCATTCGAACGCGCGCGCGGCATGGGAACGGCGACGCCCGGCGAGGCCGGGGCCGCAGCGCGCACGGCCCTGCCCGCTGCTGAGGCGACGGAGCGGGCGGCTTTTCAGGACGCCACCTATGATCGGATCGGCAAGTTCGCCGAGCAGCATGGCCTCAATGCGAGCCGTGAGAACACGGTCGGGCAGACGCTCCGGAATCGGCTGCAGCAAGCCGACGACGAATGGGGCCAGCTCGCCGGGTCGGCAGAGCACAAGCAAGTCACCAAACTCCTCGACAAGCTCCGGGAGCCGACTCCGGAGACGACTGGGATCATCGATCCCGCGACCGGGCAGCCGGTCACGAAACCTGCGGCGCCCGCGCCGATCGTCACGTGGAAGGACCTCGACGATGCCGAGAAGGCACTCCAGAAAATCCGCGGCCCGTCGTCCGTGCGCTCCGCCATCGCGGACGCGAAGAAAGGGCTACTTGAGGGCACGCCCGCCGCCGATGCGTTGGAGACCGCCAACCAGCGCTGGCGACTGGAGATCCGACCGGCAAAGGATCTGGCGAACAAGGTGCGGACAGCTGAATCATCAGTGAAAGCCTTCCAACGGATCGCCGGAAGCAAAGCGGACCCGCAACGACTCGAGATCGCGCAGCGCCTTCTGCAGACCCACGACCCGGAAGCCTGGGACAAGGTCGTCGGGGGCTTCTACTCGAATCTCTTTGAGCAGGCACAGCATGATCCGCAACGGGCATGGAAGCTCTGGCAGACGGTCAAGGATCCCATCCGGAAGATCGTGGATCCGGATGGCGTCGCCACGAAGGCGTTCGAAGAGATGACCCCGAAACAATCGACCGGACGCTACCTCGTCGAACCGCCCGCTGAGATGGAGCGGTGGCAGCGGTTCGCACAGGGCGGCATGCAACTCGCCGGACTCGGTGAGGCGGCCCGGCGATTCTATCATGGCGACTGGCTCGGCGGCCTCGGCGCACTCGGCTTGAGCACAGTTGCTGCTCATCCAACGCTCGCGGCGGCAGCCATTCGCGGAGGCGCGCCTACCGTTGCGCGGACGGGGCTCGCGGTAGCCGGCGGTCCGCTCGTGCGTGACATCGCCCAATCGCCAACGAGCTCGCCGCCGCCGCCTGCTCCATGACGGAGATGCTCCCGCCAGCCCCATCCGGGATGACGACGGGATTGCCGCGAGGTGCGACCGTCCCCATCTACCGCAACCCGGCGGGCTTCGTCTTCCATCATTCCGGTGGCTCGACGCTTGATGCACTGGTGACGACATTGCGGAATCGTCGGCTCGGCTCGGAGTACCTCATGGACCGTGACGGGACGATTTATTCCTTCGCGCCGCCGGGCTCCTCGCATATCCAGCCGAACGATAAATGGGGTGGGCGTGCGCCAGGGCTCTCGAACGCCAACGCCCTTGGCATGGAAGTGGTCGCCCAAGACGACCGCGATATCACCCCGGCCCAGATCGCCGCTGCCAAGCGATTCATCGCGAAGAATTATCCGAACGTGCCGGTCTACGGGCATGGGGAAGTGAATCCCGGGCACAAGCAGGCGACGGAAGGCTTGACGATCGCCGACACCATCCGGAGCGCCCGCAGGTCTGGCACGCTTCAGGAACCGGGCGACGAAGCACCCGGTCCACCGCCGCAGTTCGCCGCCAGCCCGCGGCCCACGCGGCCATCCACCGGCGGGTCTGACGACCAGATCAAGACGATCGCGAATCAGATCGGCGTCCCGCCCATCCTCATGCAGACCATCATGGAGCGGGAGTCCGGTGGTAATCCGAATGCCATTGGGCAGCCCGTCGCATCGCTGGGAGGCGAGCGGGCGCGGGGCGCCATGCAGATCATGCCGTCGACGTTCAGGCTCTATGCGTCGCGTATCGAGCAGCTGACCGGCCGGCCTGCAGACATCAACAATCCCGTCGACAATCTCTACGCTGGGGCGCTGCATCTCCGGGATGATCTCGATGCCACCGACGGGAACATCAACGCCGCCGCCCGGCGCTACACCGGCGGGCCCGATCTCCGGCGCCATGGCCCGAGGACGATCGCATACGGAAACGACATCGAGTCGCAGTTGGCATCGTCGATCCTTGGCTGATGCGTGCGCTCATTTCCCCCCGCTTCTGCTGTTGATGCTCGCGGTGACCGCCGACGCCCGTACCATCCAAGGGGTCCTCGGTGATGCCCAGGAGCGCGTCGGCCTGCGACCGGCCCCGGCGTTCCACGCCTTCGCGACCCACTTCTCCACACTGGCCACCGCGCCGTCGTTGACCTCGCCGTCCAGCGCCGCGCTCGCCGGGACCGCCCCCATCGACACCACGATGGAAGGGCTCGGCCCGATGTTTCTCGACCATGCCGCGACGCTCGGCACCGGCACGACGAATCTGAACGTCGTCACCCAGCGGTCCGTTGCGCAGGGCTCACTCTTCAGCCAGCCGTTCAATGAG